ATGTACAAGGTCCTGCTTTTCGATACTTGGGGAACATTGGTCGACAACTATTCGATCGCCGACGTGATCGAACAGTACGTCTATGAGAGCAACCTCGCCCACCGCATCGCCGCCGATTGGCGCCAGCACCAGAAGTGGGCGATGTTCTACACCACCTGCGCCGACGCGTTCGTGATCCATCCCGGCCTCAACAACGCCTGCCTGAAGTGGGCGCTCGACAAGAACAACGTCAAGCTGCCGGAAAAGGCGTTTAACGATATTTGTAACCAGTACCACAAGCTGCGCGCCTATCCCGAAGTGGTGAATGCCCTCAAGGGCATGAAGGAACTCGGCCTGACCCTCAAGATCGTCGCCAATCCGACCAAGAAGATGATCGAGGACCATTCCCGCTTCGCCGGGACGCTGCCCTACATCGACGAGATCATTTCGAGCGGCGAGGAAGCGCGCGCCTACAAGCCTTCGCCCAAGGTCTACCAACTCGGCATCGCGCGCGCCGGATGCAAGAAGGAGGAAATCCTCTGGGTCACCGGCCACTTCTGGGAAATCGTCGGCGCCCGCCGCCAGGAATTGAATTGCGCCTGGGTCAACCGCGCCCAACAGCCGAAACTCGAGATCGGTTATGAGCCGACCTACACGGTGCCGCACATGCAGGCGCTCACCGACCTGCTTGCCAAGCAGATGAAGAAAGCGAGCTGAGACGCGCCGACGCCGTCAACCAACCCGATGGTAAAGTCGAAGGGCGCGCCGGCGACGGCGCGCCCTATTTTTTTGGAAGGAAATGGTAGCGGAGGAGGGACTCGAACCCCCGACACAAGGATTATGATTCCGGTCGTACTCTGTTTTTCTTCAACAAGTTACGACGGTAATGTGCCGTCCGTGTGACGCATTTAGAAGAAGGGCACCCACGCGAGCGCGCCGAACGCGAGCGCGCCCGCCGCAGCTTCCGTCACGGCAGCCGGATCGCGCCCAAGCGTGAACTTCGAGGGAAGGTGCGTCCCGGCCCAGACCAGTACCGAAACGACGGCACCCGCTACGGTCATGATCGCGGCGCTATGGATCGAGCCGATCACAAGCCCAGAGACGATCCCGAACACCGCGAACGGCAGCGCCCACCGGAGCGCCATGTCGTCCCATTCCTCGCGGTTCTTCTGCCGAAACGACCAGATCGCCGCGAAGGCCGCGCCCAATGGAATCGCCCACCAGCCGGTCGGCACCAGCGCGAGCGCGGCCAGGACGCCGCAAGACCCCATCCGAAGCCAGTTCGGGCCGTAGCCCCTTCCGTCCAGCCAGCGCCACGCGCCGCCCAGAACGGCAAACATCAGAACGATCCAGAGCGTCAGCATGTCAAACCCCCTTCGTCTTGGCCGAGGAAGTGCGCGTGCCGTACCACCACGCGCCGGAAGTCGTGAGCAGATAGAGCATGGCGTCCACGACGCGGACGGCGGTCTGCATCAGCAGATCGGACGGAATTTCATTCCCGTACTTCGCCATCATGTCGAGCAGGACGAAGAACATCCACGTCGTCAGGACGGCCGAATAGGTGCAGAGACCTGGGCGCATCAGGCCGCGCCAAAAATCGAGCAGCCCCATCAGGACGTAGATCAGCGCCTTGGCGATCCGGCCGTACCATGTATTCGGGGCCGTCACGCCATCGAGATACCGCTTCGGCTCAAGATCGAAGCTCTTGGCGAAGGCGTTCGAGGCCGCGACTTCGGTGGCCGCCTCGCCCTCGGCCTGAGCGACCTGAACCCGGCCGCGCCATTCCCGATCCATGAGATCGAGTTGGAATTGCCGGTCCTTGGCGCGCTCCTCGGCCTCCAGGCGCTTCATCTTGAACTCGAAGAATTTCGTCACCGCCGCGCCGATGATGCCCGAAATGCCGCCGAATACCGCCGTCAGGCCGCCCGAGGCGACCGATCCGAACAGGCTACCGAGAAAATCCATTAGCGACCTCCAAGGTGAAATCCCCTCGCGCGAGCGTTCGCTCGAACCGCAACATTGCGGGTACGGACATCAGGATCGCTTTCTGACCCTCAATCCATCCCAGGCGTTCGCCGAGCGCGATGCAGCCGTTCAGGTGGCTGCGCCTTCCTTTCCCGACATCCCCCATCAGGTTCGCGGCATGGAACCTGATGCCCGACCGTTCTGGAACATCGATGACGAGGTAGAGAAACCGGCGGAAGCGTGGCGAGAATGTGAACGAGCAGCGATAGGTTCCCGGAGGGATGCAGGAAATGTTCGGCGTATTGTCGCGCCACGGCAGTTCGCCGGAAAAAAACGTCGCCTCTCCAACAGTCAGCCGTCCGAACACGCCATCGTCCGTGTTCTCCTCCCTGGTCAGGATCGCACGCGGCGTCATGCTTCCATCCCCAGGATGATCGCGGTCTTGATCTGAAACTCGGTCGTCGTCATGGTCGACCACACGCAGTCGCCGACGATGTAGACGAGCAGAACGGTCATCGAAGTCTCGGTCTTGAAATAGCCGACGCGGCTGAAAGCGAATCCCGTATTTGGCTCGTTCGCCTTGTTCATCCGTCCGATGAACGCCTTGCGCTCATCGGACGTAAGCTCGACCCAGGCGGCCCCCGGAACCTTGTCGGCTATGCGCTGCCGGTACGCCGCCCACTCCCATTCGGGTCCGGCGCAGGCAAGTTCGTCGGATTTGCCTCCGACAACCGCGCATCCGGCCATAAAAAAAGCCGCCAGAGCGGCGGCAATCGGACGGAGCGCCTTGAATGTCATGTCTCGCGCGCGTCCACGCGATTCCGCAGCCGGTCAACCGCTTTCTCAAGATGAAACACGTCCCGCATCAGCATGGCAAATTCGCGCCGGAAGTTCGCCACGGCTTGCGGATCGAGGGTTGACTTGACCGATACCATCGTGGTCTCCAGGGCGATCAGCCTCCCGTCGAGAAGGTCGATCTTTCCGAAAATCCGGTCGAGTAGTTGCTCGTCGCGCTTCTTCTTATCGCCGGTTTCATTAGCCAGCGCCTTGGTCAATCCTTCCAGCCGGATACCCCAGATGATCGCGCCGATGGTCTGAACGGCGAAAAAGGCGAAGACGGGCCAGTAATCCATCAAATTCCCCATGTCGGCCTCCTGCGTTCAACCCTTGAGTTCCCTCCGGTCGAGCAACTTGCTCATGGCGGCCTCGATCCCGTGAGGACCGAGATACGAAACCGCCGCGATCAACGCGATGGTGGTTTTGCCCGTAAGACCGATCCACTCAGCGATTCCATCCGCGATCAATGCCATCCCGATGGCGACCGGAACTTCCCAGAGAAGGTGAAGGGACCAGAACTTCCTCTTGCCCATCTGGACCGCTCGGATGTGCCACATCATGCGTCCAACCCACGCGGCCGACAACGCCGTGCCGAAGCCGGTGATGAGGCGTTCGAGCCAAGACGGAATATCGCCCGTCAGCATGGTCTCCCCCCTCAAATAGTCGGATTTACCGGCCACGCGGAGCCGGTGATGTTCGCCTTGTAGTCGTAGGCAACGACCGCCGACTCGGTCGTCAGCGCGTTGATCGCCTCCGCGTGCGCGTATTCGGCGGCCCGCGCCGCCTGACGGTGCCCAACGATTCCGTTCAGGATCGTCTGCAACGTCGCTTGATCGGCTTGGAAGTTCCCGCTGGTCGAGGACGTGAACTTGACGGGTGGGGTCAGCAGCCCCCGCTCGATCTGCCGCAGGGCCGTATCGATTTCGTTGGCGCTGCTGTCGTCGGTCTTGAACACGTTGCCCCCGATGGTCGTTCCCCCGTTGGAAATAACCCAACGGTGCAAGGCCAGGAGCGCCAGCTTGTCCTTCTTCAGGTCCGCGAGGGGGCGATAGGTCTGGTTCGGATAGGTGCGCTGCACGCCGGATGCCGAAAGAGCGTCCACGGACGCGCCGGGAACGTAAATCTTCGTATCCACGGCTTCCTCGCTCCACGTCGCCCATCCGATACCCTGACGCTGCGCCTCGGTGAGTTCCGACAGGCGGTAGCTTCGCCCGGCAAGCACCACGGACTCGTCGAACATCGTTTTACGCACGACCGGGAGGCCGTGGACGCCGGGGGAAGTCTCGGTGAGCTTGCAGTAGTTGGTCATGATCTACCTCTTAGTTAATCCGGGCCTTGCCCTGAACGCGGTTCGAACCGACGAACGGCTTCTGTGGCGTGTCGTAGGTCGCGGTCCAGTTATTCGTCGCCGCATCGTTGTACGGACTGGATGCCGTCCTGATCTTGAAGCCGTTGGCGAGTTTGTCAGCGTGCGTGCCCCAAGTAACGGCGCTGCCATCGATGGTCAATGTCGCCGGGGGCGCGCCGGTCTGCGCGCGAGGCCCGTCCGCGTTTGCATTGCCGGTGAAGCTACCACTCGTCGTACCAGTCGTTGCGGCAAGGTTCGCGGTGCAGAGACGCTTTGCTCCCGATGGAGGCGAGTAAACAAAGGCCACCGCGCCGAAATTCGTTTCGAACGTCCAGCCGTTTGCGTTCGCGCAAAGAGCAAGGGCAACCAACCCGGAAATACCGGAGAAGGCTTGCCCCTGGGACACGTTATTCTTGTAAAACGTCAGAGCCCCGGCGTTGTAATGGACACCGATCACGTCGTTCGTCGTCCAGGAGGCACCGTATGCCGATGTACCGTTGTTCGACTTGGTTCCGTTTGAGGTATAAACCCACGAATTCGAGTCGCCAATCTGACCCAATTCGTTGGTGGTCAAAGCCTTGCTGGAGTTACAGAGACCAATAAAACCAGTGCTGGCTCCGGCAGAGCCCGTGCATTTAACCTCAAGATAAATATTCTCCGTCCCGGACAACCAGATCGTCGAACGAGCGACGGCATTATCGCCGCTGCGGGCGTAGTTTCGATTTCCATTGGAGAGCGTGACGCTCGAACCCATATCCAGCGGGTCCAACGTGCAATAATTCCCGATGTTATTCGTCGCATCGTCGGTTGGGCTGTCGGTCGTCTGCGTGACGGTGCCGTTCTTGGTGAACGAGTTATTGTGAATGTACGAGAATGCCGCCGACGGAGGGGTAAAGTTCACTGTATAAAGACACACACCGTTCAGAATACGAACGTCGTCGATCCAACCTGTGAAATTGTTTCCACCTGTCGAACCTTGAGCCCCGATAACTAGCGACGGGCTGGCAAACGTCGGCCACGACGGGGTTGCCGATCCAATGAGTGTGCCATTAATAAAGAATCGCAACGTGGTACCAGTCCGTGTCACCGCCCAATGCCACCAACCGGCCCCGACCATGCTGGTGCCGTGGTCGATATTATTCAGGCCAGCGCCACCCGCGCCTGTGGTCGTGCGAAGTCGTGGGCCTGAGTTTGCGACACTGGAATGCCGCGAGTAGAGAATTATCGCGGGACCGTCGCCGTCAGCGACAGTCGAAAGTGTTAAAATAACTTCATTAGCGTTCGTCGCCGCTGATGTTTTTGCGAAGCCTTCGATGGTGAAGTCCCCGTTAAGATTGAAATCAACCGTCCCCGCAACGGAGGCATAGTCTCCCGTTCCGTCCAGCAGCAACGACGCCGTTCCGAACTTGAAATCGGCGGTGTCAAGCTGCGCGTTGCCGTTCGCGGTTATGGTCCGGCCCCGGACGTCCGTGAACGCCGTGCTGGCATCAACTCCGTCGAAGTGCGACCCGAACACAGTCGCCGCATCATTAATTCCTGTATTGCTGTTTTGTGTATCAAGCCCGAGATTTACGCCGTTCTCGAACTGCAGATGGAAACCGTTCGTGCCGTAGGTTCCGGCGTACCGCTTCGGCTTCCAGGAGCCGGTTATGGCGTCCGTTTCGCCGAAGGAGGAGGGTGTGAGGGCTTGACCGTCAATCAAGTAGAAATTAGCAATGTACGAGGTAAAGTAATGAACGGCTGTTTGTGCCCGCCCGATGTAAATTACAGTACCGTTATCTGTGAAACCGACAGGATCATTCTGAGTTATATTGCTGATGGTCAAGCCAGTAATCTGTGATCCTTCCCAATAAACTTTTAAACGATCATTCGCAACGGCTTGTGTCGTATCGTAGGCCAATATAAGTTGACCGAAGGCGGACCCGTCTCGGAAAACTTGGGTCGATCTCGTCGCTTCTAAATTGTTGTCCTCAACATAGAGAACGTCTTGGGGGGACGACCCACCCTTAAAAGCCACCCAAGCATCTTGTGCTCCATCGGCGGAGATCAGAGAGTCGGAATTAGAGGCCGCAAAAGACGTGCGTTTAACATAGGCAACAATCGTTACCTTCTTTGCGTCTGTAGGAGCAGCCCCATTTGTCCGCGAGAAATACCCTGTCGAGCCGTCGCCGTAGACGGAGTTCTTGACGATGTGATTGCCTCCACCACCGAACGCCATCCCACCGTCGAGGCCGACGGACGAGCAGAGCCGCCGGTTGACGAACCCCTCGTAGCGGAGCCGGTCGAGGAACGTGGTGCGGGTCATGTCCTGCCTCACGCCGCCGGTTCGGACGCGACTTGACCGATCCACTTCGCCAGAGTGGAGTTATAGACCAGCGTTATCGTCATGGTCTTGCCGCTGCCGGTCGGCATCGTCGGAGCCGCGCCGTCGCTGGTCTGCCACGCCACGGCGGCGGGCCAGCCGGTGATCGTCCGATTCGTCGTGTCCTGCTTGAACGTCCACTTGAGCGTTAGACCGTCAGCAGGGTTGTTGATCGTGATGCCGGTGACGTTTTCGGACAGCGCCGTGTAGAGATTATTGGCGTCGGCGTTGCAATCGACCGTGATCGCTCCCGTCGACGACGGCTTCGACGTGTGCCCGGCGCGTTGGGCCTTGGGCCAGTTTTGGGCGGTGTTCGTCTTGGCAAGACTGGCCTTGACATACGCGACCGCGTGCCATTCCGAAGTGCCGTCAGCGACCAGCGTGACGGATTCGCCCGCAGCCAACGCTACGCTCGTCGCCGCCTGATCGTCAGCCGTGCTGATCGTGTCGGTTCCGACCCGGTTGATCGTGACGGTGCCGGAGCCCTCGTTCTTGATGTTGACGTGGAACCCGCTCCTGATGTTGGCCGCCGCCATCGTGACAGTCAGCGTCGCCGTGCAGACGAACGTCTTGGCCCGGTCGGTCGAACCGATGGTGAAATTCCCGCTCTTGGACTCGGCACGGGCGATAATCGGCAGGAAGACATTGTTCGATGTATCGAGCGTGCCGATCAGGATGTCGTCGGTGCCGTCGTAGTAGTAGATTTCGACCGTATTGGCGTCGACATCCTTGCCCCACAGCATCCCGCCGATGGCGTAGCTCGGGCGCGACGCTCCGCGATGCAAGGAATGGAGAGCGGTACGCCATGCGTTTAGGTCCGCCGCGAGGACGGTGCCGGACTTCGTGGCGGCGTCGATGGTGCCAAAATCGTATTGCGACATTCCGTTCCTCCGCTATGGCCCGTAGCCGTAGCCCTTGAAAATACCCCTCACGTCGCGCGACACGCGCGATCCGCCATTGCGGATGTTGAAGACGAACGCCGTCGCGCTCTCGCTGATCTTCTCGATGGTGTCGCCGGACGATCCGCCAATGATCGTCAGGCCGGGAATCGGGGTTGCGCGGAAAGACGCGCCAAACGCTCCCGAGTGCATGATCGTGGTGTCGGCAACGGCCGATGTCGTAACGGTCGTCGCCTCGACGCGATCCGGCATGTCGATAGCTACGGACAGTTCCGTGACTTCCGGGATCAGAAGTGCGTCCTGGGTTTCGAGCCGAAGCTGGAATTGGAACGCACGCGCGGTGTAGTCGCCGACGACGAATTTCTGCCACGCACTCCAGGTCGGCGTTCCGGCTGGATCGTCGTTCGTCGTCCTGATGTAAAGTTCCGCCGCCCAAAGCGATGGATCGCCCCCGAGCAAATCCTCGACGATTGCCAGCGCCGACCATGACGACATGACGTTCGCAACGTAATCGCACGTCGCCTTGATCTTGGCCGTCAGACGCGATGTATAGACGGACCCGAGATCGGGACCGTTGAACGTATAGGTGCCAGTCATGTGGTTTCCGTCGCTCAGACGGGCTACGCTGGCCAAGGTCGTCCACTCGGACATAAAGGCCGACGGGTCGAGCTTGAGGCTGTTTCCAGATTTGATCGTCGAGACCTTCGTCCCGGTCCAGGCCGTGTGCTCCGTAACGGTCTCGACGACGTTGAACCCGACCAATCCCGCGACCGTCGAGACGATCATGGCCGCATTCGCCGACCCGACTCCATCTGGAGGCGTAAGGTCGACGGCCTTGATGAGATAGGTGCCGATCATGGCCGGAACCTGGACCGAGGTTCCGGCAACGCGCGGCGCGAGATCGACAGCGGAGCCCCAAGTTGCGCCGCTCGTCACGGGCGCGAACTTGATCCGATAGTGCGACAGATCGAGGCTCGTAACCGGGTTCCAAGACAGCGTGGCGATGTCGCCCAGAAAGCTGACGCTGAATCCCGTCACGTCATCAGGTGGGGCACCGATGCCAAGAATGACGAAAGTGGTCTCGGCCCAAGGGCTCTTGTTGCCGATGCCGTCGACGGCTCGGACGCGGAAACCATAGACACCGTTCGTCACGTCCAGAACGTCTGTCGAATTACCGGCGACGAACGAGCTTGGTCCGATGGGTTCATAGGCCATCAGGCCGGGACGCTTGATCTGGGCCTCGTACAGGAGCGTTCTGGGGTCGGAGGACGGTTGCCATGAAACCGTAAAGGCCGCCTTGATGGCGGCCCCTGCGCGATAGAGGTATTCCTTGTATGAGATGTTCGACGGCGGCGAGAGCGCGCCGGAAGGGATCGACGTGAACGTGATGGTGTCGAAAACGATTCCCTGCTCGATCCGGTCGTACTTCGTCGTATCGTGCTCGGACGCGATGATCTCGAAGATGTTTTTCTCGATCTCTCGATTGGTCAGAACGCGGAATTTTCGCGGTTTCAGGTTGGAGGCCGAGAGCAACCAGATGGCGTTCGCGTCCGGGGCGCTCGTCAGAGCCGACGCCAACGTGATGATGTTGGTCGATCCCGGCCCGTTCGTGATGCTTCGTTCCTCGACCGCGCCTGTCGGCTGGATGACCTTGAGCGTGTAGGTCTGTCCGTTCTCAATCGTCACGTTCGCGTCGAGAGTGATCTGCGTCGTCGTGCTGGCCGCAATCCGGCCGCCCATGCGGATACCAGCGTATTTCGGATCGGCCAAGTCGATGATGTCGCCGGGTCGCAGGTCCGCATGATCCAGGCTCGCCCGGTAGGTGACGGTATCGGTCTCGTTCTTCTCGGTGTCGAGAATCCACTTGCCGATCCGTCGCGCCATGCTGCGCGACCGGCAACCAAGCGGCGCGACATCTGTCCGGCGGATGCCGTAAGTGGCGATGCTGTCGGGGTCTTCGACGACCTCGGGTGTTGGCCTGTAGCCGTTGGCCGGATCGTTCCACGTCACGATGGCGACGTTGTGCCGGGCCTTGAGGCCGGTTCCCTCGTAGGAGAATCTGCCGTCGATTACGTTCGCCGCCGTCACGAGCTTGACGGCATCCAATGGGGAATCCTGGGTTGCCGTGACGGTGCCGTTGCCCCAATAGACCATGCCCCGAAAGGCCGAGGCGATGGCCTGGACGACCCGGTAGGCTTCCTCGCGCGTGTTGATGATGCCGTTGAACGTGAATCTCGGCTCGGTTCCGCCGAAGCCGTCCGACACCATCCCGTCGCAGTATTTTCCGATCTCGTAGAGCGCCCATTTGTCCGCCAACGATGCCGTGATGACATCGCCAAGACCGTAGCGAGCGTTGGTCAGGATGTCGTACATCACCCAAGCGGGGTTGTCCGTCCAGGCGATCTGGAACGTCCCATCCCAAATTCCCGTGTAGACGCGCGTCGTCGGGTTGTAGTTCGACGGCACCTTGATCTTGAGACCCTTGATCTCGTAGGAGCGGGTCGGAATACGGCCGCCAAAAAGCTGGCTATCGACCGTCAAGCCGATCAAGGCGCTGTCGGGATAGATCAGCTTGTGGTCGATGATCTCGGTATAGTTGGCGAACCACGTTTGGTTCTGGAGCGTCGATTTATCGCTGTCCGGTGTCGTGCGCGAGAACCTCACATTCCACGGCGCGCCGCCAGCCGGAAGATCGACCCGCTTCGACCACTCATAGGGCGACATGCACTTGCCCGAGATGGTCTGCTCGAAGGCCGTACTGTAAGCGCCTCCGTTCGGCTGGACCTCGACCTTGATCGTGACCGATGCCTGATTGATGTCGCTGGTCGAAGTGTTCTGTTCCCACAACGCCGGGATGCGCGCCGTCACGCGGACAGCCGTCAGATTCGCGTTCGTGATCGTTCTGATAACCGGGGTCGCGTACTTGACCTCGGTCCCGACCGAGACATACGACTCGACGGCCGGGAACCCCGGCAGGTAATCCTGATCCGGCGTTCCGTAACGCTGTTGCCAGACGACGCCATCGAAATTGAACGTCCCGTCTGGATTTTGCAGAACCGTGTCGTCGAAATAGATCGATTTCGCACCGTCGACCAATCCGACGATCTCGCCTTCCGAGATCAAGTCGACAACCCGTGCGACGGCTTTCGAGCGAAGCGTGTTCGGTGCCTCGACGGCCGCGCGCCCGACGCCGCCGCCCCCGCCCCCGCCGCCCTTTCCTCCACCGCCGCCCTTGCGGCCCCAAATCCCGTCGATATAGGTCATGTTCCGATGTCCTCGGCCTTGGCGCGCGGCCACGCGAGCGCCTGCGCCTTGGTCTTCTTGGTGCCGACGAAGGTGTAGTAGCGGCAGAGGAAATCCGTCGCCCGGCGGATCGCCTTCTCGATGTCGGCGTCCGGGTACGTCGCATACGAGTTCCCGCGCGCGTCGTGGTAGGTCTTGAAATCCGCGAGCGATCCGAAGGCGTCGGCGTTGGACAACCCCGCGCCGGTTTCGACGACGAGTGCCATGACGCGCTCCTAAATTTTCAAAAGAATGTCTGGGGAAGATCGGCAAGCGGGTCTGGGACCGCTTACCGTCTTTAGCCCACGTCCTAGTTGGACGTGTGGAGCCGGATCGCCAAGCGCGGGCGCTTGTTGATCGGCAGGATCGAGGCTTCGGTCTTGATGTCGATGGCCGAGCCGTCCGGGCGAGCCAACTGGCGAGCGTACATCGGCAAGCCGATGGTGTTCACCGTTTCGAGCAGGTTGGCCGGTGCTCCGTAGGTCACGAAGGTATCCTGGGTTCCGATGGGGAACGCCACGCCTTCGTTCGTCGGCAGCAGGGTTTCGGTCGAGCCCGTCGAGAGCGTGACGGTCGCGTTGTATTCCTCGAACACGATACCGCCGAACGGGAACCTGCGACGCACGTCCTCGCGGAGCGGCTGCGCCCCGGTGGAGGCGTAATATTTGTACGCCTCCTTCACCGTGGCATGGCTGATGAGCTTGTCGAAGAATCCTGGGCTCACAAGGGCCAGCACGCCCGTCATGACTTCGCCCTTGAGTTCGGTTTCGACCGCGCGCAAGACAGCGCGGCAAACTCCCGCGATCTCGGTCGTGGCCGTGCTGAACGTGAAGTCGACGGCCTGCTGCGAGACTCCGAACTCGGTGAAGTAGTTGAACAGCGTCGTGCCCGCGCCGTCCTTCACCACGCCACGGAGACTGTTGATCTCCATGTATTCGCGGGTCTGGGCGTGCTTGAGCCGCATCTTCTCCAGCTTGCGGGCCATGACGGTGTTCAGGACTTCGGCCGCGTCGCCGGACCCGAAGGCGCGAACGCCCTGGATGTCCTGCGGCAGGATCGCGTCGTCGTGCGGAATCCACGGGATCGTGAAGTTCCGCATCGAGCGAGTATCCCGATTGGCGACCGTCGGGCGACCGCCGAGAGCGACGGACGGCAACAGGTTGAGCGTGCCCTCGGCCTGCTCGATGATGACGCTGCGTTGCGTCACGCCCTCGAAGCGATAGAGTCCCATCGCCCCGAGGCGCGTGTAGACGTTGGGCAGGATGTTGAGAGCCGTGGTCATCTCCGCCAGGGTGAACCCGCCGGAGTCGAAGGGATTGATGATGGGCGGCATGGTGTTTTACCTCCTTTTCCAGCCGGGTTACGCCGCGTCGGCCGAAACGATGCCGAGCGCGAGAAGGCCAGCGCGTTTCGTCGCCTTCTTCGTCGCGTCGTCCACGGAAGCGTCGTAGACGAGTTGATCCTTGTTCACGATGGCGGGACCGCGCCGCAACATGATGGCCGTCTTGTCGCCGCCCGACGCATCGCAGTCTTCGAGCAGCACGCCTTGGACAACCTCGGAGCCGTCGGCCGCCGTGTGGGGCGATGCCTTGTGCTTCTCGGTGCCGAGCGCGACCGTGATGTTGAAGCTGTCGCCCGCCACGAAGTCGGTCGAGCCGTCCGCGATGGTGAAGTTGACAGCGCCCGCGAAGGCGGTGCCGACCACGCCGGTTCCGATCATGACGCCATCCGGGTCTTCGACCTTGAAGGTGCCGAGATTGGTGCCGGGCTCGATGATGACGGCCTTGTAAACGCCGTTCTTCGCGCCCGTACCGGCCGACAGCGAGCCGATGGTGCCGTTGCCGGTGTTTCCGGCGGCGGCGGCTCCCGTGACGCTGCCGACCGTCACCTTGCCCAGGATGGCCCCGATCTTGAGGTTCTGGCCGGACAGGATGGTGACGGCTTCCCGGCAGTACGCCGGGAGGTACTCGTGCTTGAGCATATCCCCAAGCAGGGGATTCATCGTCTTGGTAGGCATGGACTATCTCCTTTCCTGTTCCAACCGTTAGGCGGCCTTGGCCGCTTTGGCGATCTCGTCCGCGCGCTTCTGGGCCGCCTTGACGAGGCCGGAGTTCTGGACATCCGGTGCCGAGCCTTGGCCGCCGAGTTCGGCGAACGTCTTCCCGGCCTTGATGGCTTCGTTGCTGGCCTTGAAGATCGCCTCGAAGACCTTGAAGGCTTCCGGCGGCGTTTCGAGGATCGCCTTGGCGAGGTCTTCCGGCTTCACGCCCGGCAGACCGCTGAACTCCTTCGCCTTCGCCAACGAGTCCTTCATCAGGTCGTCGGTCGTCATCTTCGTGACGCGCTCGTTCAGCTTCTTGATCTCGGCGTCCTTCTCGTCGATGACCGCCTTGAAGCTGGCGCTCGCCTTGGCGACCGCCTCCTCGATCATCTTCTTCACGTTGTCGTCGCCAGCGTTTTCGGGCGACTGCTTCGCGTTCTCCTTGGTCATGTCGTTTCCTCCTTGACCATCGTCTTGACCGGAAACGCCGGTCTCGTTGCCGCCCGTCGCGGCGTCGTCCTTTCCCTTGGCGATGCCTTCCAGCTTCGCCTTGGCTGCGGATGCGAATTGCTCCAGGCTTTCCGCGATCTTCGCGGCCTTGTCCGTCACGTCGTCGTCCTGGAGAATCGAGCGGATGCTTTCCGTGAGCGCGCTCGTCATCTGATAAACGTCATCCATCCGCCGATAGACCTGTTGATCGTCGAGGGCTTCGTTGAAATCCTTGGCCTCGTCGTCCTTGGCGATTTCCTGCCCGGACATGAGGCACTTGCCTTCGGCCATGCAGTCGGCCTCGTGGTCGCACTCGGCGCACGTCTTCCCGCCCTCGCCGTCCTTTGCCTTCCAGATGCCCACGCGGGCGTGCTGGTTCGCGCCTTCGCCGACGAGCGAGACTTCGTGGAGCCGGATGTCTTTGACCTTCGTGACCTTGCGCGCCATGCTGATCTCCAATGAAAAAGCCGCCCGAAGGCGGCTGGTTGCCGACGCGGAACGCCGTCTAGGCTCGTCCGCGTTTCTCGGAAAATTGCGCCGTCGTGATGTCGACCGGCTTGAGATAGCCGCCGAACACTTGGGTAATTTCTCCGTTCTCCTCGGTGTTTCCCCTGATCTTGATTTCGTGCCAGGGCTGGCCGCACTCCGACCAACCGCGCCGTCCGGTCGTGACGGCGACGAAATCGACCGTCTCGCCGCTCCAGATCACCACGGTCCCGCGCGGAAACGGATTCTCAGCCTTCGACCGGCACCCGGACACCTTTGCCTCCGATGCTGAATGCCTTAAGCCTGCCGTCCTTCACCATTTTCCAGACCGTATCGTTCATCACCTTGATGCCGATGAACCAGCCCTCCATGCCGAGGTCGATGCCAAGCGTTTTCTGCACATCATCGGTCAGCACGATGCTCTCGATGACGGAGCCGATCACGACCGGCCCATCCTCGCCCCGCATGTGCATGATGCCGCCCACGCGGCTATCCAGCATGAAGTCGTGAACCGCCTTCACGAGGTCATGGGTATCGATCACGTCGTCCTGGTTGTCGACGACCTCCTCGCCGCCGATCTTCGTGACCGACGCCCATCCGTAGACGACTCGAAGCTCATCGTCCGTCTTGGCGAACGGCACTTCGATCTCGAAATCCTCGCCTTTGCCGATCCGTCGCGCTTCCGACAGAGCAATCGCAATGGCCTGATCGCGGTCGCGGACACGGCGCTTCTTCCCGTGCTTGCCGCGCGTCGTCAGCGTCCCATCCTTGAACTCCGACATCACGGCATGGACCTTGCGCCCCTGAGCGGCCGACATGTCCTTGTAGACATCGGCGAACATGCGGGCCTTGCGCTTCTTCTTGCCATGCGGCTGGCCGCAACCCTTCCCGATCCGCTCGCGCGCCTCGGCGTCTTCATCCGCGTCCACCAGGGCCTTGAGCATGGCCGTGGCCTCGGCCTCGCGCTCCTCCAGGGTCTCGATGATGGCGTCCTCGCTCAGGCCGTCTTTGAGCGACTCCCGAGCAAACTCTTGCATCCAGCCCATGAGGTTCTTGCTCAAGCGGCGGAGTTCATCATCGTCGCCTTCGAGGTACGCCTTATGCCGTTTTTGAATATCGGAAAGTACCGACATAAGCCTTGTCGGCAGTCCGGGAGACCCAACCGATGCGTTCATGAAACCCTCGAATGACGTGAAGATCGACCAGCTTGCGATCCGCGTCGATGATGCCGGTCAGCATCATCGGCCTGATCTTCTTGCCAAGCTGCCTCGACGCTGCCTTGACGATCAATTCCTTGCGGAGCATCCCGCCCGCCATGACGCGCGCATGATACGCCGCTTTCTTCGCCGCCGACATCCGTCTCAGCGACGCCCTGGTAGCCGATCCCGGTTCTCCCGCCGTGTAGCGCCAATGCCACGCCGACTTCCCGTTCCCGGCGTCGCCGCCCTTGACCTCGATGGCCCACCTGCTTTTGGGCTCGTAGATGTCGATGGGAAAGCTCGGCGACTTGGCATTCAGGATCGTCGCGCCGCGAAACCCGTTCTGGTGCAGATACGCGAGCGCGATCTGCTCCATGATCTGCCCGGTCTCCAGCTTTCCCAGACGCTTCTTCGGCGGCTCTCCTCCGCGCCCGAACGCGCGCTCGCCTCGGACGCGCTTGAGCGCCATGCGCGGTCCCTCGAATGCCGCGTGCTCGGAGATCGCTGCCGGGTACTTGTGCGACCGCCATTGCCCGCCGCTCGGATGACCCTCGGGCCAGCGTGGCTGCCTCGGATCGTAGCCCTTCCAGAGTTCGGCGAACGACTTGGCCTTTTTTACCGCTTGGCCTTTCCGCCCGTCACCCCAATGATCCCGAAAGCTCCCCCACCATTCGAGGAGGTCTCGTCCACGACTTCCGCGAGCCCCGGCGAAGCTGGCAATCTGCCGTTCGTAAATTGCGGCTCCTTCTTCCCGGCTGGTCCAGCTTCCGAGGAACTCGCCCTGTCCTTTCCATTGGACGACTTTTGATCCGTAATCATTGGCCGTGCTCCTGACCTTGGTGAAAATACCATCGTCGAACTTTTCGCTAAACACCACCACGTCCACGCCCTTGCGGTGCGGCACGAGCGTATGAAACTCGATGCCGCGCTTCAAGAGGTCTTGGTGAACATCCTTGACCGACTTCCCTTCGGTCGTGAAGCGATAAAGCCGGGACGGCCCATCCTCGCGGCGAATAAAAGGGATCACGGCTTTCTGTTGAGCGATGTAGCCCTTCATCGCTACCGCCGTCTTGATCCTCTCGTAGGACCAGCCCGGCGCGTAGGTCTCGAACAGCGTATTCTCCGCCCCATCGGCCCAGGCTCCGACGGCGCTGTAGGAACGCGCCGACAGCTTGAGGGCCTTGTTAATCTCGATGGCGGCGGCCTTGAACTTGTGCTGCCCCTTACGCCCCATCCGACGCTCCGCCGCGCCGATGTCGAGGTCGTCCACGTTCGGCGACGCGAATGACGCCGCCCCGACGGATCGGAACTCGCCGCCCCGGCTGTCGCCCGCTGGCCAGCGGGGCTGGTTGGGGTTGAATCCTTTCTCGATCCCTGTCTTAGCGCCCCAGATGTTGAAGAACCCGAGCGCCATGACGGACCTCTTTCCTTCGTGGCCGCTTGTCCTGGAGCCGCTTCACCTTTGCCCGCTGCGCCGTCTCGATCTTGGTCTTGTCCCGATGGCACGGCAGACAGAGAAGTTGGAGATTTTCCTTGGTCCAGAACTTGAACGACGCCGGATCGCGAGGATCGACGCTCCAGAGCGGAACGATGTGGTCGGCCTCGTAGCCGGTCTCGAACCTGATGACGCAATGCGGCCCGCCGGCACCCAGGAGCGCGACGTTCCCCATCTCTCGGATCAGAAGCGGCCTCGCCGCGTAGTGCTGATCGCACGCCCGGCACGTCCCGCCGTATGCTTGCAGGACGTAATCGCGCTGCGATGACGAGAAGTTGGCGATCCGGTACTCCTCGACGCACGCCTCGTGCCAACGCAGGCGCTTGTTGATCGTGCCGTCCGGCCGACGCGGCAGCGGATCGTCGCACCAGACGCAGATGCCCGGCTTGGCCGAATGGGCGTAGGTCCGGGAGTGCCGACGGCTCGCTTTGCCCATTTGGCAACACCCTTCCGGTTGCCTTGCGGCAATTCCCGAGCCATCGTTGGCCCATGCCGAAGTGGCCCGCATCCCCTCACCTGACGACGGACGAGCGCGTATGCCTCTCGGCCCTGTACGGGCATTGGAAAAGCCTTGGCGTCGAGCGCCAGATCGTTCCCGAAGCCTCCAGGCCCCGCGCCATCCTGGACGCCCTGTACGACGCGACGGTTCACTTGGCCGCCGCCCTGTGCGATGCTGCCGAGCGTCGCGCCAACCCCCAGGAGACCCGGCATGAAGATCATCTTCGCCCTGGCGAGCGCCCTGCTGGTCCTCGCCGCCGCGCCCGTACCCGCTCAGGATAAGTCGTCCTTGCCCGCGTTCGAGTTCCGGGGCCACGTCATCGGCGAGCCCATCGAGAAGCACTTTCCCTATTGGGCCGAGGACTTCCGCGCCCGCGTCCGGGCCGATCTACCGGGGTGCATCAAGGACCGCGCCCCCGGCACCGCTGTCTGCAACGACCTTACGGCGCAAAAAAACCCGAAGGTTTTCGCCTCGGATAGTTACGTCGGAGGAGTTCGGATCAACCACCTTCGCTACGCCTTCCTCGACGGCGCGCTCTCCAGCCTCGAAATGTCGTTCTCGTTCGACTCGACCGAGGCGATCCGTCAAATGCTGATCGCCAAGTACGGCAAGCCCGCGTCGGAGAAGATCGGCATTTTGGGCGCAATCGAAACCCGGTGGGCCTTCCGCGAGGGCAACCTGCTCCTGACGATGAACCCCGGTCCTCGCTTCGCCTCAAGCCTCACGTTCGAGAACCCGAAGGCCGATAAGATCATCGCGGAGCGCCGGGCCGCCGTCGCCAAGCAGAAGGCCAAGGGGGCGTTCTGACTCGAATCCGACTCGAATCTGGACGGTGGTGGTCCACCTACGCCCCCGAAGGAACGCCCGGACAAGGGTGGACGTACCGGCCTCCGGCACCACCGATAATTCGCTTCTCTACCGCCGCGCTCGCCGCCGGAAGGTCGTCGTCCCAACCCGCGATGAGATAAGGGCCGTCATCAAGGCCACGACGCCCGAACCCGGCAACCCGCCGACACTCGGGCAGGCTCTTATCCAGACCATCATCTTCGCCGGTCTTCGGAATGGCGAATGGCGAGCGCTCGCGTGGCCGTCCGTTCATCTCGACGCCCGTCCGGCCTTCATCCGCGTCGAGCGCCGGGCCGACCGCTGGAACGAGATCGGGGAGCCCAAGAGCGCCGCCGGACGGCGCGATGTTCAGATTCCGAGGCATCTTGTCGAGACTTTGACGCTTTGGCGTCAAAGTTGCCCTAAAAGCAACCGGAATCTGGTGTTTCCGAACGGGGACGGCGGTTTTCAGAATCACGCCAACATCCAGCAGCGCGCCTGGGGTCCGCTCCAGATCAGCCTCGGCATGATCCGGCCGAAGAACCGCCAGCGCGTCTCGCGCAAGACCTTGGCGAAGGAGACGAAGGAACCGAACGCCATGCTGGCTGGCAAATACGGCCTCCACGCCCTGCGCCATGCGTTCGCCCGCCTCCAGATCGACGCCGGGGTTGACCCGAAGAAGCTCCAGGAGCAGATGGGCCATGCCTCGATCCAGATGACCTACGACACCTACGGCGGCCTCTGGAAAGACCAAAAGCGCGACCTCGACCGACTCAAGAAGATCGAGTCCTGGATCAACGCCGCCTGA